TCAAATAGTCGAGCCCTTGCACCGTGACAATGACCCCGCCGCCCGTGTGTCCGCCCGTCGTGTCCGTGACCGTCACCTGCGCAGGAATGGGCACCGTACACGGCGCCGCGCCGTAGGCGCCGTTGAACGTGATGGATGCGGTCGATGCGGACGTGCCCTGAGAGAGCCCGAATGCCGTTGGGTTTGCCGTCTGACTGGTCGTGCCGGTGATGAGGGCGAGCTGCATCGTGCGCAGCGACACCAGGTTGGCAGGTTTGGTGACGACGTTCGTTCCCGTGTCGAGCACAAAGCTCGAATCCGTGACATCGAATATCTCAAGGTTCAAGTCCCTGAGCAGGCGCAGTTCGGCCAAGCCCACGAAGTTTGGGATGTTCGCGACATAGCCGGTCGCATAATTGACCGGCCAGTCCTGCATTGCCTGGAGCAGCGTCGCATAGTTGAAGGGGAAACTCATGGGGTGATCTCGAATTGGTAGCGAAAGAGGGCATTTAAGCCGGCCTGAATCTGCCGCTTTCCGGCAAACGCCGTCGAGAGCGTGTACTCGACGCCGTACCGGTCGCGTTGCTGGCGCATGAACAGTGTGCCCGAGCGCACGTACGAGAGCACGATGTCGCTCGTGCCGCTGCTGGTCGGGCGTTTGTCGTCGAGCGAGCATCGAAGGTTTACCGACCCTTCTGGCATCTGCGTCGTTGTATAATCCCCCGAAAGGGCGTCGAACCAGTAGATGTAGCTCGTGCCGTCGTTGAGCGTGTACGCGAAGAAAGGACTCATGTTCTGGTCGAATGTGAAATCCCATTCCTTGACGTTCTGAACATTGATGACGGTGGTGGACTCGCCCGCGGCGGTCGTGAGGACGAAATCCCCGCTCACACCCACCGCGCCAGACCAATTCTGGTACTGCAGCCCTTCAGTCGAATTGTTGAGCGCGATGCCGCCTTGCTCGTAGGCCGACAGGTATTGGCTCGACGTGCGCAGGTTGCGGGGCGAGAGGAACGCGGCGGGATGGGGCGAGTCCGAGAGGGTTTGTTGCGGCATCATGTTCCGCGTCCCCAAGACTGGCGCATGGTGAGGTTCAGCAACTGCGTGTTGTTCTTCGGGATTGTCGCGCCAAAGATGATCTGGCACGCGCCCGCCCGCTGGGTCGCCTGACCAAAGGTGCACATCGCGGAATTGTTGGCGCCCCCGTTCGCGCTCGTGAGCGGCCACTGCGCGTTCGAGTCGATGTAATACTGTCCCGGCGAGTAGCTGCCATAGGTGATGCTGTTCGCGCCACCTTGCTGCGTGCCGACCAAGGCCCCCGTGATGGGCTGCAGGCTGGTGTCGCTGTAAAGCGTCATGGTGTCCATGCCCATCTGATCGCCGTACCAAGAACTTGAATTGGCATTCGCCGCGCGCAACGTGAAGTTGCAGACGGTGCCGGAGACGGTCACGGAGCCGGTGACATCGCTCGTCGGGTTGTACAGTTGCAATTGATACGTGACGGTCAAGAATTCGTCGGCCAAGATCGTGAGCGTCGTAGGGGAACCCGACCCATTGAGAATGAGCGCGCGGCTGAACAAAGACACGGGCGTCGCCGGCAGGCCAACGCCGATCTCTTGCAGATTCCCCGCCGCAGCGCCTTGACCAAACTGGTACGTATAGGTCGTGAAGCCGTAAAAGTTAGGCGTCGTACCGCCGTTGCCGATCGCTGTCGATGCGACGCTGGTCGCGGCGATTTGCGCATTTAACTGCGTATCGGTGTTAGCGGGCGTGCTGTTGCCCGTGCCCACCGCGCACTGGGCAGGCGGAGTGCGTTGCTGGTACAGGAAATCGAGGCCTTGGTTGGTGATGAGGTTTGAAAACCATCCCGTGTCTTTGCGCAGGCGACCATCCGGGCCGCGCACCTCGCAGCGGTACAAGCCGCGCACGCGGAATTTGAAGTCGAGCGGCTCCTCGATGCGCAAGATGCGCTTCTTGGGAGGCAGGATGATGATGCTCACGTGAGGGACCCCGCGGTGAAAAGAAAGCCTACATTGACAGGTTCGGGCACGTAATTGCCGTACGTGATGAGCGCGTTGACCACGCTGCCCGACTCGAAGTTGAACGAGGTGTTGACAGGTTCGGGCGCGTAATTGCCGTAGTCGATCAGCACGGTGGGCACGGAGCCCGACTCAAAGGTGAACCCCACATTGATCGGCTCGGGCGCGTAATTGCCGTACGTGACCAGCACCGTCTGCAGCGAGCCTGCCTCAAACGCAAAGCCGACGTTCATCTGGTCGAAATCCAAGTAGACCTCGGACGACAGTTGCACGAAGCCGAGTTCAATTGGGTCGGAAAAATCGTAAGGGTACGGCCGGCTGGTCAGGTACTCGACAACGATCTCGGTCGCCGTGACCACGTAGTTCGACGGCACGAACCGACGCTTGGTGAAATAGGCCGCCACGTAGTATTCGTACGTCACGCCAGCCTCGATGGTGGTGTCGTCGAACGTATACGGGTCGACGATGATCGTGCCTGGCGGGACGTCGGGCTGATAATCGACCGGGTGGTCCGGGTCGTAGAGCAACAGTCCGAAGGAGTCGTACTGCACGACGACGTTGTAAAGTTGCGCGGGTTCGCCGAAGGTCAAACCGCCGTCATAGCTCGCGGCCCGGAACACCGAGTAGTTCGAGATGAGGGCGCCGCCTCGAGGATCGGCCTTCGTCCAGTTGAGCAGGTTATCGGACGCATTCTGCGTGACGGTGAGCGTGGGGCCGGCCGGCCCGTATTCGGGGCTCGGTTGCCAAAGCCCCTGCGGATCCGCGGTGTCCTGCAAAAACTCCTGGGGGTGAATCGGGTCGTAGCAATCGACGCACACGCGAAGCCCCGGCATGTACCCATCGAAGACCAAATCGCGAAGCAGAAACTTTTGCGAACACCGTTGGCAGCGTCCCCAGGCTTGCGTTCCCGGTGCGTACTTCGACATCAGTTGATCCGCCGGAACCAGTCGAACACGCAATTGCCGGTCTCAAACGCGCAAATACCGATTCCGGTCAGCGCACCCAACCACGCAGCGACGGTTGTCGTACCTGCCGTCACAAACGTACCCGCGTATCCAGACGGGGACCACGAGAAGGTCAGCACGCTTGAACCGTCATAGTCGATTTCAAAGTAAAGCGGTTGACCCGCCGGGACGCTAATGCCGCCGAAAAGAGTGCTGCCAAAACTCTCAGGCAACGTCAAATTGTAGGCCGTAGCGGCCGTCGCGCTCGCAGAAAAGCCGAAAGACACAATGCGCGAATTGGCTGAGTTATACAGCACTAAACCCGCAAAATTTCCGCTGCTGAAGGCATTGAACACCTTGCAGCGGTAACTCCACGCGCCCGACGAGGGCACGGGTTGCACGGCGGCCGAAAAATCCGCGCCGCTGGTGCTGATGCACGACAGGCCACCTTGGGTGATCGTGGCAACGACTTGATCTTGGAGTGCCCACGTCCATGGCGTTGCGCCCGTAAACCTGGCTCCGGCAGTGTCCAGCGTCGTACCAGACTCAAATTCATCGTTGGCCGCAAAAGCGGCAGTCTGTGTGTGCGTGTCCGGCGTGACGTTAATGACCGATCCGGCGCCGCTTCCGCCGCTGCTACCAGAGAGCGTGATGCCCATCAACCCAATGTTCTGCGTTCCGGTGGTGTTGGCAATCACGACCGTCATCGTGCAGCCGGGTCGCGAAGCGTTATACGTCAGCGTCATGACGCTGTTGCCATTGGTGGTGTTTGAAAACGCGAATGAAGCGCCGTCCGACATATAGCAAGAAATGCTGTTCGGAATGGCGTTCGACATATAGATGCGCAAGGTCTTGGTGGTCTGATCCGCCGGAACCTGCAAAGAAATGCCCGATCCAGCCGGAGACGAGACGTAATCGCCGGTAGTGATTGAGCCACTGCCAGTGCCGTTGGCGCTATCACCCGCCGCGTAGGTGCCTTGCCAACCGTTCGCGATGGTTCCAAACGTGCCAGTCCAGCCAGTGCCATTGCCGTTTGGGCCAACCCGAGAAATTAATCCACCGGAGGCTTTGCGAGCGATGGCGCTCATGAACTGAGCGCCTTCTGCTGAGGTGTTTCCGTTCGGGCAATACCAGTCCAGCGTACCTTCGGTAGTAAGGTTTGTGGTCACGCTCGACAAAGGGATGTCGACAAAGGTGCAGGCGGCCGTCACTATGCCGCCACTGGTTCCGCTCGTTCCCGGCAAGCCTTGAAGCCCTTGCGGCCCAGGCATAAACGATTCAGGGCCTTCTTCGCCTTCAAGCCATATGATGGCCGCAGCCGATGAGCCGCCGCCCGTCCCAGGAATGCCCTGCGGTCCTTGCGGACCTTGCGGCCCGGTCGGACCCGGAATCGGCATGCCTTCTTCGCCCGGGTCAGCATCCAGAAGCAGGATGGCTGGCGGCGTGGCGAGCGCGACAGAACCGCCGCCCGGGATCTGCGACACCAAGGCGCGCTTGCTGGTGTAGGCCGGCGTGCCTCCCGTGGGCACGGAGACTTCGATGAGCTCCGGCCCCACCAGCGAGGCGACCGGCGTCAGGTCCGAAATACGGTCGTTCGCCATCAGTATTCCACCGACCGAAACGTCACGCCGTCCTCGAGAACACGGAAACTCACCGTGTCCTCCAAGATTCGCAGCGGCTCGGTCAAGGTGACATCAATCGTCAAAAACGCCGCCGCACCGTGGCCGTTGCTGTCCTTGTAGGCAAGCATGTACTGGTAGAAGCCGACCGCGCCGACCGAATCGGAGTACGCCAGCGTCTGCGATTCGATGCCGTTGTTGCCCACCGCAGGGTCGCCGTTCTCGACCAAATCGGCCAAGTCCAAGTCATCGCCGTAATAGGTCACGGGAAAGGTCTCAAGCAGCGCGAACGGGCCGAACGTGATGCCGTCCGCCGAGTAGGCGCGCGAGAGGATGTAGTTTTCGTAGCGGGCCGCGCCCGACGGATCAGGGATTGTCCAGGACAGGCTGACGCTGCCGCCTAAGACCACGGCGCCGATCACCGCGTCCCAGGGTGCATCATCGGGAGCGGGTTTCCACAGCGCCTCCGGATCGGTGACGTCGATCGGGTACTCTTGCGGGTGACGGTCGTCGCGACAGCTCATGCACACCCGAATGCCGGGCATGTAGCCGTCGAACTGCAAATCGCGCAGCATGAACCTAAGACCGCACCGCTGACACAAGCCCCAGGCGTATTTGCCTTGCGCGTAGCGCGAACCGCCCATCAGGTACTCACCGTCTGGTAGTTCGACGCCGCTTGCCGGCCGCTGTCCAACTGGGCGATCACTTGGTAGATCCACTGGCCGGTGGGCGGCGTATCGACGTAGGAGAGCGTCTGAGAGGCGATCCCGTCGTTACCCTCCCTGGGGTCGCCGTTCTCGACCAAATCGGCCAGGTTAAGGTCGTAGTACGTCACAGGCAGGCTCGCAATCTGCACGCCTTGGCGCTCAACGAGATAGGCATCTACCCGCGCACCGCCGCGCAGCGTGATCGCTTGCCATGCGAGCGCCACGTTGGCGCCCTGGGCGGCGGCCGTCAGGATGGGATTGTCGGGCGCGTCCTCCGGGGAGGGCTTGTACAGCAGTTGCGGGTCCGTGACTTCGACGCGAAATTCCTGCGGCTGTTTGGGGTCATAGCAGCCGCGGCAGACCCGCAGCGCCGGAAAGAACTTGTCGAACACCAAATCGGCCAAAAAAAAGCGCAGCCCGCATTTTTGGCAAAGCCCCCAGGCGTCATGTCCCTGTGCGTAGCGGGTCGCGGGCATGGCTCACTTAATGGTCCTGGCTTTTCGCCAGCTCGATTTGCGCCTCGAAATCCGCATTCGCCTTGGCGACCGCATCGGGCGAGACCGCAGGAGCGATGCGGGCGCCGTCGATGAAATCCCCCGCAAGGATCGCGGCCTTGACCTTCGCCAAATCCCAGACCCCGTCGGGTGCCGTGAGAATGCCGGTGGGCAAGAAATAGCGGCCGGTCAGGTAGCAGAACACTCGGCCGTCTTCCTCATCGACGGCAAAACGGACCTTGGAATTGACGAGACTCATCGGGAACCTCCACGGGGTCTGAGTTGAATGGTCAGGGCGACGTCGGACCGGTCGCGGTCCTCCATGAGCGCGGCGCCCAACATGCCTTTCGGGTTCATCGGATCTTGCGCCGGACCTAAGTAGATCGTGTTCAGGAGCTCGAACTTCGCCGGGTTGTATTTCAGCGCCAACTTCGCCGCGAGCCCTGAGTGGAACGCCTCGAGAACGTGAGGCGGCATCTCCAAAGCGTTGGCGAGATTGCCCGGTTGGCTCATCTGCTGGAAATACTTGTAGACGATGATGTCGGTCGAATTCTCCGGCGTGCGCCACAAGAACACGTTGGTCCCATTGTACTGCCGCTGGCAGTAGTAACGGTCCGGCCGGCCGGTCTGCGTTTTGTCCGGGATCTCCAAATACTCGCCCGGGCTCATGCGGTTGATCGGCGTGTCGCGGCTTGCCCGGCGAATCACCGCGTCCATGATGTCGATGCCGCCCACGGGCAGCGTGAAGTTATTCAGGCCCGTGGTCGTCTGGTACTGCGCGTCTTGGATCATCCACTGGCGGATTCCCAAGGTGTTCCACTCGGAGTTGACCATCAACACGATCGACCGCAGGGCTCCGTCGATGTGCGACTGGCCGATCGCTTCCGGCGCGATGCCGGCGCGTTCAAAACTTTCGTCCAAAATGAGGGCGATATCCGGGGTGAACGGCGAAAAGACATTGCTAATCGCCATCGACTACCCCCTGGCGTGGCCTTGCACGATCTCCAAGTAGGTCGTTCCAGCGGTCCAAGCCGTGTTGTGCAGGCGCGTCGCGAGCACCGGCACCGTGTTCGCGGCGTACGCCCGGGCCGTCTTGGCGGCGAGCGTCGCATCGGCGAAAACGCGGCAGAGCGATGCGCGGCTCGTGAGCGCAGCGGAAGCCGGGCCCCCCGTCGCCACCGTGACGGTCAAAGTCGAGTCACTCGGCGTCGAGGCCACCGCGTAGGTGCCATCGTAGCCGGAAGCGAGTTGGCCTTGGCTGTTGTTGATGATGACCGAATCGTTCGCAACCAAGCCGTGATTCGTGGCGAACCCCAAGGTCGCCGTGGTGCCGGAAACCGAGATCGTGCAGGGAACGAACAGGTCCGGGTTGTCCGGCGTGTGTTCGACCGAGTACGTGATCCCCGAGGCGTCTTGGGAGAGGGAGGCAAACAGCCCTTCGACGAAGGGCCTCGCTTGAAAATCGACTCGCGCCCAAGCCGAGAAACCGGCTGCTGCGAGCGCGATGGTGAACGGTGAACGCATGCAATCCTCCTAATATGAGCCGGTTGGCAGTCCCGGCCCTCTTTCTGGGTTAGGCGGGTTGCTGGCCGAAAGCGCCGATCTGCGAGCCGACGTCGAGCACCTGAAGATCAAGATTCAGCCACTTTGCCCCGTTCAGCGTGCCGGCCGGAGCGTAGGTGCCGCGCGTGTCGCCGGTCGATGTGGTTGCCGGGTAGGTCAAGTCCGCCTGCACGAAAGTACCCGTGGTTTCCGTCGAGTCGTTGAACACCGCGCCCAAAAAGTTGCCCGAGGTCACGACGAAGGGAAGTCCTAGCACGTTGCCGAATCCAAACGTCGCCCCCGTGATCGCCGCAGAGGATGTGATCGAGGTGATGAACGCGAAGGCTTTCTTTCCGGTGAACGTGGTGCCCGTCTGCGTTTCGGTCATCGGCTGGTTGTACAGGTCGAACCCCGACACCATCACCGTGCTCGAGGTGGTCCAAGCGCCGACCACGTTGCGCGGCACGTCCGGCGCCGCCCCGGTGTACTGCGTACCCTTCACGGTCAGCGTGATGCCGGCGTAAGTCGCTCCGTTCAACACCGCAGAACCGGCTGCGGCGATCGACTGCGACGCCGCGTAGGCCGCCGCGACGCCGCCCACCGGCGGTACGCCCGCAACGGTGGCGGCCGTGGTGGTCGCCTGCTGCGTGGTGGCGGCATTCAACGTGGTGCCGGAAAGCGGCAGCGGCTGATAGAACGAAACCGCCGTGCCGCCTTGAGTGAGAAATGCGTTGACGATCTGACCGGTGGAGAGCGTCAAAGGGTACAGACCGGTGGGCGGTCCCCAGTTCGCCGTCAGCGTCGCGACACTGACGCCCGCCGCGAGCGCGGCGGTGAACGTGACCGCGGCGACGCCTGCTGGCTTGTACACGTACGACTGAGATGCCTGAATGCCGTCCTTGCCGCCTTGGTAGACGCCGTTGGCGGCCGACCCTTGGAAGATCGACTGGGCACGCGAGATGTTGTGTCGAGAAAGATTCGCCATTTGGAAGCTCCTGGTTGAGCGCCGCCGTCGGCATCCGCTGGTGTGTCGTTGGGGCGCGACGGCCCCATTGCCGCCGCGCCCCGTTCTGCGCCCCTACGCTGCTACGTTGCTACGTTGTATTAGAACCCGGAACCGGCCACGCCGCGGGGGTTGGTCCAGCCTTGGGAATACCGCTCGCTCAGCTTGTAGCGAAGGTTGCCCGTCTCGAAGTCGCCCTCGAGGCCCTTCTTGAGCGCGCGGCGCCGGAACGCCTTCAGACCGTCGGGGATATCCGTGATGAGGAACCAAGACGTCGGATCGCTGATGTAGCGATTGACGCTGAAGCCGTCGCGGATCGTGCCCAGCTTGAACAACGCATTGATGTTGTTGTCGCCGGTATCGGGCTGGTACGGGGTCATGAGGATGCGCGCCGCGACGTACTGCAAGGCCGTCGGGATAATCATCTTCTTGACCATGGTGCGAATCGGAATGCCCCGCTCGTCGGTCCAGTCGCCGATCTGGATCGACAACTGCTCGATCGCCGCCTCGGAGAGCTGCGCGTTGGTCGCGAGCGTGTTGGAGAGCGTGCCTCCGTTGGCGAGCGGGTGAGCGGTCGAGAGCAGCGGCACGCCGTCGCCGCCGATGTTCGTCGATGCGGTCGCGTAGTTCAGGATGTCCGCACGGCGCACTTCCTTCGTGTACATCATCGACCGGGTCATCGCCGCGGCGATTTTCGCGCCCATCGACAGGTAGAGGTTGTCCTCGACCGCTTCCTCGGTGATCGCCACCGCCTTGACGATGGTCGAGTGCTGGTAGCGCGAGACGTAGGTCTCGTACATATCGTCGTACTCGATGGCTGCGCCTTCGGCCTTGTCCTGCGCCGCGCCCAAGGTCGACATGAGCACGTCTTCCTCGTACGCCTTCTCCGAGCCTTCCTCGGTGAAGATGTCTTTCCAGAGTTGAGGCCACTCGTTGTAGTTCAGGCCCACGACCGCATTGAGTCCCTGCTGGAGCTGCTTGCGTTGGTCACTTCGTAAGATCGTCATTGCCTAGCTCCTTATGCCGCGACCAGCGAGGTCGGGATGAACTGGCCGATCGCGAAGCGCACGAGCGCCTTGGCGTACTGCCCGTAGTTGTTGAGGGACCCCGCCTGCTGGGGCGAGTTGGACTGCTGAAGTTCCTCGATGCGCAGTTGGGCGCCCGTGCCGATCGTGGTCTGATCCAACTGGTCGCCCGAGTTGCCCGTGAGCGTGTTGACCGTGCCGATCACCATGTTCGCGAGCAGCCCCACGTTCGCGGCGACCAACCCGGCGGTCCCGGAGACCTGAGTCGCATAGAGCATGTTCGGATCGTCGAAGATTTCCGCCTCGACGATCGAGTTGGCCGCGATGGTCTGACCGGAGCCCCAAAAGGGGCGGAACTGGGTGTTGTTGCCAGCATCCAGGTAGAAGCAGCCCTTGAACACGCCGATCAGCAGCGTCGTGTCGCTGGCGATTGCCGCGGTGATCTGTTTGCTGGTGCCGGTCGACTTGACCATGGACCCGCGGCCGATGTTCGCCGCGAGACCGCCCGCGATGTAATAGCGGTTCGTGCGCATCGTCCCGCCGTTGGCGTGCCGGACGGGTAGCAGGCCGGCCGGAGAATTCTGATTCGACATGGGTGTGATTCCTTCGTTTGGGTGACGGAGCGAACCTCAGTCGGCCAGTCGTACCGGCGCTCGGCGCGCCTTCGAGTTGCGATGCACGTTTCGGACCTTGTTGACGTCCTCGACGATCGGCATGTCGGGATGGCTGACGCCCTCGGGGGAGGGGTCCGGCATGCCGACGGCCATCGTGGCTCGATTGCGTTGATTCCGGTAATACTCGTCGCGCTGAACCTTCAGCTCCAATGGCAGTTTCATGAGAACGGAACTGGCATTACCGATCAGCTCACCGTAGTCGGAGGATATCTGGGTCGGTACATGCTTGCCGGGGAAGTCAGACTTCCGGGCAAACTCCCATCCTTCCTGAAGATGCGCGACTAGGTTTTGACAGTCCCCGCGCTGCGAGTTGTCGCGACGCACCCATTCCAGGTAATACCCGGGCGGTGCGGGAAAACTCGGCAGCGAGGAGGCTTTCATCCATCGACGGACCGGGGGCAGCGCGACTTCGGCCACTTCTGCGGCCTCCTGTACACGACTGATCGCCACCGTGTTCTTGACCTTGTGGATGCCGCCATCGGCGGCCTTGTGGCGCGCTTGGCGCGCTTGACGGGCAAGCTCGGGCTGCGCTTCGGCGGTCCTGCGCGCGTGTTCGTTGATCGTGGCGTTCGTCGCCGGCTCGCGCGGCAGTACCTTGGCGCGGCTCATGATTCGGCCTCGACTTCGTTCTTGGAGCGCAGGAATTCGACGACGTGCTTGTTGTCGTCCGGGTTCAAGCCGACTTCCTTCATGGTGCGGATGTCGTTGTGGGAGAGCGTCTGGATGTTGCGCGAGCCTCGAGGCACGGCGCCGCGGTTCGGCAAACTCGGCGGCGCGGCACGACGCGGATTGCGGTGCTCGGCCATGTCCAGCGTCTCGTCCTCGCCGTCCGCCTCGTCGGGGTCGTCGATCTGGTTCGCCGCGCGACGGCGCACGGCAGCCTTGACGTCGAGCTCGGGAAAGCGCCTCTTGACCATCTGGCCGATTTCCTCGAAGTACTGCGGGTCTTCGGGGTCCTCGCCGTCGCGAAGTTTTCGCTGATGGATCGACGTGGCATAGGCCCGCGCGTCGATCGCGATCTCATCGACCGTGTCGTTCCACCAATCGCCGTTGGCCTTAGCCCAGGCGACGCCGGCTTTCGTCGGTTGACGGCCGGCAGCAGCTCCACCAGTGGCAGCAGCTGGTTTATCGGTGCCGGATTGGTTGGTCTTGTCGACCACGCCGGCCTTGGCGGCTTTCGCAGCCCAAAACTTTGCATCGAGCGTCGACATCTCGCGCGTGATCTTGGCCGCCTCGCGTGAGTCGCCGCGCTCTTGCGCGTCGATCAACTTCTCCTGCAGCGCGTCCATCTGGGTTTGATGCTGGGCATCGTCGGCGCTCGGCGCATCTGAGCCGCCGCGAGCCAAGGCCTCGATGCGCTTGTCACGCTCGGCGAGCTGGCGTTGGAACTCGGCTTGGTCTTCGGCGCGCTGCTGCTGGAACGTGCGCTGGATGCGGTCTAGGCGCTTTTTGACTTCCTTGGAAGTATCGGCGCGCTCCTGCCCCCAGTTGCGGGGCTTGTTCGTCGCCGCGGCGCGCGGCCGGACTCGAGTGACCGATTTCTTGGGGTCGTCCGAGTCCAAGTCGACTTGGATCCCGGTCTCTTGCTCTCCGCTGTCGGAAGCAAGGCTATTTTCTGACAATTGCATCTCCCCAAAGAAGCCCAGAAGGGGCTCGGTTGGGGCGATGCTACACCGCAATTCGACATAACGCTATGCCAGCAACACCACAGCTAGGGGGTTAGGCTCGGCCAACCACAATCCCTTGTGGCTGGATTAGGGTCGCATGAACATCGTCGGATTGTCGGTCACGGCCAAGATTTCAGTCGCAGAGATGACCTTGAGGCGCTTGCCCGGCATCGGCGCGAACCAGATATCGGCGCCCACGTGACGCTGGTGAATCACGTACTTGCCGACGAGTGCCGCGGGGTCTTTGATGCCGTCCGTAAAGTTCGACAGTTCAATCCCGGACTGGGTTTTACCTTCAAGCGCGGCTGGTCCGCACAAGATCACCTTGCCGATCACGCTGAACCACTGCTCGGCTTGGATCTGCGCGTCGGTCTTGACCAAGATGCCCATTTTCAAGGACGGCTGCACCATCTCGATCAGGATGTTCCAGAGCGCAATCTCGATCGGAAAGACGCTCGGGTCCTTGCGGATCAGTTCCACCAGGTCGAACCGGTTGGCGAAGCGCCGCTCGCTTTCCTCCTTTGAGAGCGCCTCCTGCCTTGCGAGTAGTTCGGCCTGCAGCGCCTCGTCGCTTTCGCTTGCCGCCTGCTCGGCCTCGGCCTTTAGCTGGGCCTCGCGCTTTAGCTCGAGTTCGGTCTTTTTGTTCGCCGCCGGCAGGCTGTAGACCCTGCCGCTTTTCTTCGATGTCATCGGTCCTACCTTCTCGCAGGGCGCGGTCGCGCCGATATTCTTCGCGCTGCCGCTCGCAGCAACGCCGATTTGGCTCCCGCGGACGAGAGCAGATGCGGCAGAGCGGCGGGATGCTCACATGAAGCGGTGGGTCTTCATGCTCTTGCGCGAATGCCGCGTGGCCTCGTGCTTGTCGTGCCAGCCGCTTTCGCCAGGATGCGCGCCTTTCGGCATGTGATGGTGCG